ATAATCATGGAATTGATGCTATAAGATACGCTTGCGTTATGAATTTGACTAAGCCTAACTTTGGAAAATATTATATTGCTTAACAAACAAAATCAATTATTTTATATTTATAAACAATGAAAGAGATTAATTTATTAATACCTAACACATGGAACGATATAACTATCGGAACATATCAGGAATACATGAAAATACAGGAGGGCAAAGGAACTGATAAATCAAAAGTAATGAAAAGCCTTGCCTTATTGTGCAATACAACTCCTGCAATAATTAAAAAAATGGCGTATTCTGATTTAATTAGTATAATGGAAATAATCAAAGAGTTAATTGATTCTGAACCTGACAAAAAAGAATTTAGGAGAATATTTAATTTTAAAGGTGACGAATATGGATTTGTTCCTAATTTGAGCAGAATATCAACAGGAGAATATATTGACCTTGAAACATATTGTAAACAAAATCCAATAGAAAATTTACATATTATAATGTCAATATTATATAGAAAAATAAAATTTAAAAGAAACGAGCGCTATTCAATTGAGCAATACGACCCTGATTCTTTTAAAGAAGAATTATTCAAAGATTGTCCCATGGATATAGCATTAAATTGTCTAGGTTTTTTTTTGAATTTAGGAGAACAATTAGCAGAGATTTCGCACAATTATTTGAAAGTTCTGGAAACGAAACAGCAGGAGGGGTAAGTATGCAGAGCAAATGGGGTTGGTATAATGTGCTATATTCTTTAAGCGACAATATATTGGATATACAAAAAATTACTTTGTTGCCAATATTAGAGACATTAACATATCTTGCATATACGCAAGATTATAATAATAAAAAACGAAACAATTATGGAGACGTTCAAAAAAATAGTTAACACGTTTGAAACGATAGCGACAAAACATCATGAGCTTAAAAGTTATCACAACGGTTTTTTGGACGAAGTTGATATTGCTAAACTAGGACAGGAAGATTATTATATTCTTTATACTGAGCCAGGAAACACAACAATAAACACAGGAATAATTCAATATGAGTTTACAGTTTACGTTTTAGATATGATTCAAGAAGATTTGACTGACAGAGACGACGCTTTTAATCGAACATTGAATATTCTTCATGACGTAATAAATGAATTTAAACAAAATCTGTCAACAATATCATGGGTAGATGATGAAATTGTTTTGCAATTGCCTATTTCATGCGAGCCATTCACAGCAAAATTTGATAATGAGCTGACGGGTTGGAGTTCAACATTAAGCATTCAAGCGAACAATACAAACAATTTGTGCAATGCGCCAATAATACAAAACACCTAATTTAGATCCGCAATGAAGTTTAACAAGACAGTTCAGGTAATGCAAAAGCTCGGCAAAAGCGTTGTAACAGGAGGACGAGCAATATTAAAAAAAAGACCGTCTCATACAACTAGCGTAAACACTTTGTATAAAGATTTTAAATATACAGTCGAAAGTAATGATAAAAGCGTTAGAGTTTTTTGGACTTTTGGAGGAGCGGAGGAATATTGGGATTTTGTCAATCAAGGTGTTAAAGGTTCAGGAGGATTCAAAGGAAGTGGAAAAATGCGAGGACAGGGAAGTCCATATTCATTTAAAGGAAAAAATATTGCGCGCGGAGTTATTAAAAAATGGATTGCATATAAGCCTTTAAAATTAAGAAACAAAAAAGGACAATTTATTGAAAAGTCAAAAGCTAATATTAAAAGCGCAGAATTTTTAATTGGCAGAGCAATAGCACAAAGAGGATTAACAAGAACATTGTTTTTTGATACACCATATAATAAAGAATTTAAAAAATATGAAAACAAAATTTTGCAAGCCTTTGCTGATGACTTAGAGGAGGACATGCAAAACAATTTAGACAAAGATTAAGTTATGGCAATAGGAAATTTAAGTATTGAACAATATCCAATAGAGCAGGCTCAAAAAATACCTGTTATTACTAATTGGACACCTGTTATTGGATATATGTTATTTCAAGACGATATATCAGACCTTTTTTATTTCAAATTAATAATGGAGGTTAGACGTGTTAATGATTCAGGAACTATTATTAAAACATTAGCAAAATTAAAACAAAGACGAAACGGATATTCTTCTGACAATGCGGGAGCTACTCAAAGAGCTAGGGCTTTTTTTGATTTAAGAGACATTGTAAACACAGTATGCGTTGACACAGTATTTGACCAGAACTATACAGGAATTGATTTAGGAGGACAATTTGCATCAATTCACACAATACCAAATCAAACTGACAGAAAACTAATATTTAGCAAAAACGGAGACAGCAGGAGGGGAGAAACGCAAATTAATCAAATTGAAATTAGAGGATATCAAGAATATTCAACAGCACAAGACACATCACCCACAGAAACTGAAACAGATAACGTTGAGCAAACATTGTTTTATATGCAAGCAACACAACCTTTGTCAAGTCCTAGAAACGCAAACAGCGATTATATTCAGACGACAGTAATGGGAGCTTATGCAATGAATGGCGTATCAGATAAATTTTTAAGCGATTTGGAAAGGGACGAGGTTTCTTATCCAATAATAGCAGGAGTAAATGAACACTTAGCAAAAAGAACTTTTGTTTATGATGACGATTATCATACGCTAGCGTTTTTAAATGACGCAACAAATTTATTAACAAATGGTTTTCAATTGTCGTTAAAATATTATGATGCTGAAAATTCACAAATTGGCGTAACTAAATACATTCAAAATATAACAGCAAATGGAGGAGCTTTGCCAAACACAGATGTTGACGAAGACAGTAAAAGATTGTTATATGTTGGAGTAGGTCCAAAGAATTTGG